CGTGCAGGCCAAGGGCTCGCATGGGCGTTTGCTCCGCAGCGCAAATACGATGGCGCCGGTCGCGGCATGGATCGCAACGCTAGATATTTATCTGTCGGCTCGGAAACTCTTGCCGCTGCAACACGTCTACGCGACCGCTCGCGGTACTACTTCGCCAACAATGCTTGGTGGGCCTCTTCCATTCGCGCGCTGCAAGTCGGGCTCGTCGGCGCAGGGATTGTTCCCGCGTCCATGCATTCGGACACTGCCGTCCAAAAACTTTTAGCCGCGAAATGGGAGGAGTTCTCTCAGGTCGCCGACGCAGACGGGCGCACCGATCTGCCGGGCATCGAGTCTCAAATCGTCTTGCATATGACTCGCGACGGTGAAGCACTCGCGCAAATGCTCAATACGGCGGATGGCTTGCGTGTGCGGACTCTCCCGCCCGAAGCTCTCGACGAATCCAAAAATGCGGACCTAGGCGACGGCGCACACATTACCGGCGGCGTGGAATTCAGCTCTGCGGGAATCCGCACGGCCTATTGGCTATTCACTGAGTTACCCTCTGACGTGTTCGCGGCGTCCATCCAAAGTGTGCGCGTTCCGGCCGAAGATATTTTGCACGTGTACGAGTCTCACGGCTCAGGACAGGTGCGCGGGATTCCATGGGGTGCGAACGCGCTCACACGCATTGGAGAAATTGACCAGCTAGAGAATGCGCTTTTGGTCGGATCGAAGATTGCTGGCTTACACGCTGGCTTCATCACTGACGAGATGGGCACAGCATCTTTCCCGTTCGACGGTGAGCAGTCCGGCTCTGAGATGACGGTGAGCATGGAACCGGGAACGGTGCGCCGCCTTGGCCCCGGACAAAAGATAACCTTTAATTCGCCGCAGCAATCCTCTCAAGGCGTGGAATTCCTCGCAAGTCAGCTGCGCGCCATCGCGTCGTCTTTCGGCGTCCCGGCGTACTTGATCGACTCCGATGTCAGCAAAGCGAATTTCAGTTCGTTGCGCGCGGCATTGGTCGCCTACGCAGCCCGGCTTGAGCAGGTTCAATATGGCGTCCTGATTCCGCAGTTCATGCGGCCAATATATCGCCGCTGGATCACCACGGAAATTCTGCGCGGCGCCATCGACGCGCCCGACTTTGAATCGCGGGCCGAAGATTGGCTTGGCGCTCAGTGGTTCCCGCCCGCCGCCACTGTCGCCGATGAATCAAAACAGGCGGAGTCCGACATCAAGCAAATCGACGCGGGGCTCATGTCCCGCAAGCAGGCCGTGGCTGCACGTGGCTATTCAGTGGACGCGCTGGACGAAGAGCGCGCGGCCGATTTGGCGCGCGAGAAATCTCTTGGCGTTGGTGCTCAGTCTCAAAAAGGGGAGTCGAACCCATGAGTTTTCTCAACGTCTTTGTTTCCGCCCCCGGTCAATTCCGTGACGGCTTGCTGATTGGCAATCCGGATGCAGTCTTTGAGTCGGAAGGGTCCAACATCCCAGCGTCGTTCGATGCGAATGAGCCGTCTATCTCGTTGGACGGCCGGACGCGTGAGCAACGCCTTCTGGTCGTAATGACCAACGAGCCTTTTGAGATCGCTGTCGTTGGTCCCACCGAAACGCTGGAAACCGTGACGCCTCTCAAGGCCCCGCCAAGCGCGTTCGCCAGCCTCGCAATTCTCTCTTACTGCGCCGTGATCCCCGGCGGCGTGACGAAGATTTTTGTTCGGTCAATCGACGGAGACTAGAATGTTAAAGCGGAAAGCAAACTTTGAACCGTCTACCTTTGACGCGGACTCGCGCACTGTGGACGTAACGTGGAGCGCTGGCGCCGCTGTGCGCCGCCGTGACGCGCAGGGGCTATACACCGAAAAGCTCAGCCTCGACGCCGCGCACGTTGATTTGAAGCGCCTGCATGGTGCGCCCGTCTTTCTCGATCATGTGCAAAGCGCGCGGTCGCAAATCGGCATTGTCGAAAAGGCGTGGATCGAAGGCGGGCGTGGTGTCGCGCGCGTCAAGCTCTCTGCGCGTGACGAAATGCGCGGGCACGTAACCGACATTCAAGACGGAATCTTACGCTCAGTTAGCTGCGGGTACGAAGTGACCCGATGGGCTGACAGCGTGGATGGCAAAGGCAACCGGACCCGAACGGCGGTTGCTTGGGCTCCCTTTGAAATCTCGTTCGTTGGATTGGGCGCGGATGGCGCGGCCAAAGTTAGGAGTCAGAACATGGACCCCGAAGAAGTGATTGAAGCGCCGGAAGTCCCGGCTAACGAAAATGCGAAGCGCAATGGTGCAATTCGCGCCTTGTGCCGCGCGAACAACATGACTCGTGCGTTTGAAGATACGCTCGTTGACGGCGAGGGCGATTTGATCGAAGCGCGCGCCGCTGTGAATGCAGAGCTTCAAAAGCGCGTTGTTCCCATTCGCACAGCGCAGGTCGGAGTCGATCACACCGACCCCGCCAAGATCGTCGAGCGCCGTTCGGCGGCTCTGTATAAGCGCGGCGCCGGTCTCGCACCTGAGGAGCCGGAGCGTGAGTTCTACTACGACTCGATTCTCGACAATGCGCGTTGGTCGCTACAAGCAGGCGGCCAGCAAACACGCGGCGCTAGCCCCGTTGATATTCTGAATCGGGGCATGCACACCACGTCTAATTTTCCGCTGATCTTGGAGAACGTGCTCAACAAGTCGCTTGAGGCACCCTACGAAGTGAACCGTTCGCCGGTCGTTAAGAAGCTGGCGCGGCAGAAAACGCTTTCGAGCTTTCACCCGGCGTCCATCCTGCGCGTTGGCGAGATTGAGCCGCTGGCCGACTTGTCGGAATCTGGCGAGTTCCAATCCACGACGCGCGGCGAAGAGAAAAATACTCTTGCGCTGGAAACTGGCGGCCGCCGTATCGACTACAGCGGCAAGCTGCTTGTCCAAGATGATGTCGGCGCGCTCGTTGACGCACCCGCTCAATTCGCTCTCGCCACTACGGCTTGGGAAAATTCTAAGGTGCTGAACCTCTTCGCCTCCAATCCGGTCTTGGGCGACGGCAAATATTGGTTCGATGAAACCCGGGCCCCGGGCAATCTGGATTTGAGCAACACTCCAATTTCGATTGAAGCTCTGTCGGCGGCCAAGCTGGCGATGCGAAAGACGACGGGCCTTGATGGGGTTACGATCTTGGACATTGCCCCTGCATATCTGCTCGTCAGTGCGGAACTGGAAGACCGTGCGATTCAGTTCATGTCGCAATACAACGCGACATTCTGGAGCGAGACAAACCCGCACCGCCTCGAAATCTTGGTGGACCCGCGTTTGCCGGAGTTCGAGTGGTACGTTTTCGCGAGTCCATCTCGGGCGCCCACGATTGACGTTGCCACGCTCGCCGGACATTCGGCGCCGCGCGTTACGTCACGTGAATCCTTCGACCAATGGGGAATCAGCTTCAGGTGCTTGGCGCACTTTGGCTGCGCCGCCGTGTCTGCGCGCGGTGCATTCAAGTTCGCCAGCGGTGAAGATTCCAACTCGGAAATCTAGGCATGGCAATGCTGGCCGATTTGCAAACGTGGCGAGAGTCGCTCCGCAAAGCTCGCATAGCGGGCGTGCGGAGCGTCCGCGACGCCAGCGGCGAAACCATCGAGTACAAGTCAGACCTCGAAATGGAGCGCGCTCTTCGCTTCTGCGATCAATTGATCGCTGAACAGAGTTCGGGCGCCGCGCCGAACGTCATCAAATTCCAAACTGTCCCCCGTCATCGCGTTTGAGACAAACGAGGGTTCTTCACTAAGGGAGGTTTTCTGGCTCATCGTCGCCATAAGGAGCGCACATGAAACAGAAGACTGGACGCATCAAACCGCCTGCCGAAACGGTCATCAAGGACATCCGGCGGGTCACGCGCCGGCATTTCTCGGCCGAGGACAAGATCCGCATCGTTCTGGAGGGCCTGCGGGGCGAGGACAGCATCGCGGAGCTGTGCCGCCGCGAGGGCATCGCATCGTCGATGTATTACGGCTGGTCCAAGGAGTTTTTGGAAGCCGGCAAGAAGCGGCTCGCGGGCGATACCGCCCGTGAAGCCAGTTCTGGCGAGATCAAGGATCTGCGGCGCGAGACCCAGGCGCTGAAGGAAGCGGTGGCCGATCTCACGCTGGAAAACCGTCTGCTTAAAAAAAGCATGATCGCGGATGGGGACGACGAAGCATGAGATACCCCGCATCCGAAAAACTGGAAATCATTCAACTCGTCGAACAATCCCATTTGTCGGTCGGGCGCACGCTGGCGCATCTGGGCGTAACGCGCTCAACTTTCTACAGATGGTATGATCGCTGGCGCGAGGGCGGCCCTGAAGCGCTGCAAGATCGTCCATCACGGCCTGATCGGGTCTGGAACAAAATCCCCGACGCGGTGCAGACGCAGATCGTCGAGCTAGCGCTGGAGGCGCCGGAACTCAGCCCGCGCGAACTAGCGGTGCGTTTCACCCATGAGAACAAGTATTTTGTCTCCGAATCGAGCGTCTATCGCCTCCTAAAGGCGCGTAATCTCATCACCTCGCCGGCCTATATCGTCATGAAGGCCGCCGACGAATTTAAGGACAAGACCACAGCGCCAAACCAGCTCTGGCAAACGGACTTCACCTATCTGAAGATCGTCGGCTGGGGCTGGTATTATCTATCAACGATCCTCGATGACTTCTCGCGCTTCATCGTCGCCTGGCGGCTGGGCCCAACCATGCGCACCGACGACGTCACCGCTACGCTGGAGCAGGCACTCGCCTTCGCAGGCCTGGATCATGCTGCGCCACGGCCGAAATTATTATCCGACAACGGCGCTTCGTACATCTCGGCCGAACTCACAGGATGGCTCGAAAAGCGCGCGATAACGCATATCCGCGGTGCGCCCTTCCATCCTCAGACGCAAGGCAAGATCGAGCGCTGGCATCAAACACTCAAGAACCGCATCCTGCTTGAGCATGCCTATATGCCGGGCGATCTGGAGACGCGGATCGAGACCTTCGTCACCCATTACAATTACAATCGCTTCCACGAGAGCCTGAACAATCTGACGCCAGCCGATGTGTATTACGGACGCGGCGAAGCGATCTTGGAGGAGAGAAGACGCATCAAACGCATCACCATCGACAATCGACGCTTGCAGCATCAGCTGCAGGCCGCTTAAATCTCAATCCACAGGAGCTAGAAAATCTCCCGATCCGAAAGCGCCAAATTGTCGCAAATCACCTGACGACGGACATGTTTTAGCTGAAGAGCCGTGTCATTAATGAGCGCTACGATGCGCGCTCTCACACGGTCATTGTCGAAGGGTGCCTTGCAAAGGTGGCATGCATGCTCCGCAGAGGCGCCATCGATCGGGGCGAAGCAAGCGGGACAGGCTTTGAACTCAACATCACCGAGGTGCTCCGCGACTGAATCGGCATCATTTAGAGCGGACAGCTTCTGTTCAAGGCTGGCAATAAACGCATTTGAGTCCGCCATTGTCAGTGAAAGGGCGTCTTGACGTTCTTGAAGGGCGCCTATGCGAATTTGGTGTTCTTGTACCTCTGTGTATGCACGTTCTTGGGCTCGGAGCGTAAGTTCATCCTTTTGGGCCGTCGCAAACATCTGACGTTCGGCTTGTTCGATCTCCTGCCGCAGGGCCCCTTGTCGGTCTGATAGAAGTTTGCGCTGTGCAGCAACCCAGCTCAGCGTCATGCCCTCTTGTGCCTTGCCGAGAACGGCAAGAAGGCTGCGCAGCTCTGCGTTCACGGCATCGAAGT